TCTAAAAAATGTTCAATCCACTTTTCTGTGACGTTTAATCTTTCTTTTAATCTATATCTTCTCTTAATCATCTATTTTTCCTTTCTCGTATAAGTTAATTTCAATAGGATAATATTGTCTTTCTTGTTTATCCCATTTTAGTAGATTATATCTACCGTTTGTCATGTCCGAAACTATAGAACATGCCACACCTATAATTGCAGGATCACCTGTCAATAATAAATAATCTTCTCTTGTAAAATCCTTTAAAGATTTTCTTAATTTAAAAATTAAAGGACCTGGAGAAAAAATTATTTGAGAAAGTTCCGGTAATAAAAATTTAAATTTTCCATATTTAGAAGCGCCCATAATGTTTATTTTAGGGTTGCCTGCTTGGGTACCTGGAATTTCTTGTATGACGTAAACTATTTTTTCTTTCATGCTTGACAATATAATGATTAATTGTTATCTTGTCAACTAGAAAGAAGAAAAACTATGAACTATAAATTTAAAACAAAACCTTACGCACATCAAATGACTGCGTTAGAAAAATCGTGGAATAAAGAAACCTATGCCTATTTCATGGAAATGGGTACAGGTAAAACAAAAGTATTAATTGATAACGCTGCTATGCTTTATGATAAAGGCAAGATAGATGGCCTTTTAATCGTTGCACCTAAAGGTGTTATAGGCACATGGTATAACCAAGAAATTCCTACACATCTTCCAAACCATATTGAAAATACGACAATATTGTGGCAAGCAAATATTACAAAAACACAACAAGAGAAACTAGATTCTCTGTTTGAAACAGAAGAAACATTTCATATTTTAATTATGAATGTTGAATCTTTTAGCACAGATAAGGGTAAAGAATTTGCTTTTAAATTTTTAAATTCTCATGATACTTTAATGGTTATTGATGAATCTACTACTATTAAAAATCCCAGTGCAAAAAGAACTAAAAATATACTTAAATTAGCTGATACTTCTAAATATAGAAGAATAATGACAGGATCTCCTGTTACTAAAAATCCTTTAGATTTATATAGTCAATGTGAATTTTTGAGCCCGTGGTTATTGAACTTTGCTTCATATTACTCATTCAGAAATAGATATGCTGAAATGAAAACCATACATATTAGCGGACGATCTATACAAGTTGTTGATAAATTTAAAAATTTAGGGGAATTATCAGAAATATTAAAAAATTTTTCTTATAGAGTATTAAAAGAAGATTGTTTGGATTTACCTCCTAAAAACTGGACTAAAAGACACATTACTTTGTCACCAGAACAAAGAAAAATCTACACTCAAATGAAAGAAACTGCTCTTGCACACTTAAATGGTAAGCAGGCAACAACCATGACTGTTCTTACTCAATTGATGAGATTGCATCAAATTACATGTGGCCATTTTACAGCTGATGATGGTTCTACTCAACCTATTGCCAATAACAGATTAAATGAATTAATCAATGCGCTTGATGAGTTAGAAGGTAAAGCCATTATTTGGGCTCATTATCAATATGATATAAGGGAAATTATTAGAGTTATAGTTGAGAAATATGGTCCGGGGTCCGTGGTCGACTATTATGGGTTAACACCTCAAGATGAAAGACAACCTAATATCAAGAAATTTCAGGATGACCCTAAGTGCCGGTTTCTTGTTGGAACGCCGTCTACGGGCGGTTATGGCATCACTCTGACGGCCGCAAACACCGTTATTTACTATTCTAACGGATATGACCTAGAGAAGCGCTTACAGTCAGAAGATAGAGCACACCGAATCGGTCAAAAAAAGAACGTTACTTATGTGGATATTATAGCAGAAGACACGGTTGACGAAAAAATTGTAAAAGCTCTACGTACGAAGATTAATATTGCTTCTCAAGTATTGGGAGAAGAACTTAAGTCATGGATTTAGTAGGACTATACGCGTAGCGCGCTAGAATTTTCTATTCTACTACTTTTCCACCCTGCCATTTCATTTCTGGAAGTCCGTTCTCGTACCGTTTGCCATCAAATGTCAGAATTTGTTTTCTGTTAGCACCCTTTTCATTGTATGACACGTGGATCCAGCCCGCTTGTCCATCGTCTGGTTTGTAGAACTCGAGAATACATTGATCAAAATCTACGTTATTAGTTAGCCAATAAGCGACTTTTATATTTGGAATACCATTGATTTCAAAATCACACGCCTGACCCTTAGCATGCTGCGACGTTTTTTTGCTGCCGATTGCTTCACAAAGCGCCTCGCTGCGGTAGCCCGAGGATATCATGATGGGTTTATCAAAGTGTGCACGAACGGGTTCTAGTATTTCATAGCATACGTTTTCTAAATTTTTAATTTCCCCTGCACCTGGTGTATTGTCTATTCCTCTACGGGCCGCCACCATTGAGCGAGTCATCTCTTCAAGAGTAAAGTGTTTTGATAGTTGCATAATTTTATGAAGCTAGGTGATTGATTAAAGTATATATTAAAAAAGCCATGCCAGCAATCAATGCTCCTGTGCAGGTAAGTAATATTTTCTCAAGTCTTTTTACTCGCTCTTCTATTTGATGAATTTTTTTGTGGGTTAATTTCTGCATAATTCGACACAGCTTTTCGTGTGATTCAATTTTTTGTAAAGCGTTTTGTTTAGCCATTAGGTTCTCCGTGCGATAACTTGTTCGCTGGGTGATAATAGGGCAGACTCTGTCCGTGTCAACCCTGTTTGTTGATTAATTTGTGGCGCACTTGCTACCAATTTTTGATCAGGCATTGGTGTACCAGGTAATGGTGGTGTTTGAATATTAGTACTTCTCGCCATAGGTATTTTGTTAGGAACCATACTTGTTTGAATATTAACTGGTATTGTAGGTGCTTTAATTTTATCATAGAAAAAGTCTTCATCTAATCTTTGATATTTTAAGTTTCTTAAAATATTTTTTAATTCATACTTAGGATAAAAAGAATATCTATTAAGTCTTCTTTTTCTTTTCTTATCTTTATTAAACTCCTTGTTCATTTCTTCCAGCTCTTTAAGTTTATTTTTAAATCTCGTTTCACTAAAAGGAAGAGAATCAAAATCACCACTTAAAATTCCTCTAACATCTCTTAATGATACACCTCTTGCTCTTAGTTCTTTTTTAATAGTGTAATAATCTACACCAAATTTTTGAGCTGTCTTAAAAGCTTGATAAATTCTTCTTTGTTCCCTCCAAGCATTTCTTTGTATTCTAATAAAGTCATTTTCAATTTCATTATTTTCATTGTTTGTCTCTGTTTTATACATAACACTTGCATCAAAAGCTTTCGATCTAATTTTAGTATAATCACTAATTAAAAAGTCTATAGTTTTATTTACATCTACATCGTATGGTTTAATTCCAGTCGCTAAACCCATTAATACATCTTGTTCATCGTATACTCTTCCTTTATAAGGTGTGCCTGTGTATGCAGAATATAATTGTCTTAGAGTTGTAACAGCCCCTGGTTCCAGTGCCTTGTATAAATGTTCCCATCGTTTAGAATTTTTAGTTTCATCGTCATCTAATTCACTGAAAATTTTCTTTCCAGTTTTAGTATATCCCCTAATTGAATCTTGAATAGCTTCCAAACCAATTGGTGTAGTAATATAAGGATCAAAGAATTCTCTTATAGGTCCTCCTTCATCTGTAAATAATTTCCATAGAAAATTACCTACGTCTTGATTATTTAATCTTTTTTGTTGAATAGCATTGTTTAATGCTTCCCAGGGTCTTCTTACGTAATCATATGGAAGGACAGTAGAAAGATCCACCATTTTAAATTTACCTTTTACAGCTTTAGTAATAGCCAATAGCTGAGAGTTTCTTTGATATCCTGGAGCCAAGTTTTGTTGATACTCTTTCATAATATCTTGAGTTAAGCCTGTTATAGCTCCATACAGTTTCATAATTGCTAAACCTTTAGCACCTTGTGTAGTGAACAAACCTATTAAACCTCTGTATCCCATCTCTCTTAGGATTGGATCTCCTGATAAAATTTCTTTAGTAGATATATTTAATACATTAAATGAACCTCTTAAAGTTTCTGCTGGAAAGGCTACGAAGTTTCCAAGTGGTAAGTTTCTCACACCTTTAATAGCCGCGGGTACTTTACTATAGGTAGGCATAGTGTTTCTTACATAATATGCAGAAGCTTCTTTGATAGCTTGTTCTAAAGTTTTTTTACTACCATCAGTATTTAATAGATCTAATTCTCTACCAGCTATATTTTTAAACCAAGTTTGCATTTTTTTCATATCATTTTTTGCATAGTCTTTTAAAAAAGAATTATACCAGTTGTAACCATACCATTTCCATACATGGTCACCACCCGCATATAGTTTACCCATCAATTCCACGATCCGTGCATCGCCAGCCGCTTTAATCATACTATCGAACGAGTTAATTACTTTTCCTTTTTGAGTAGCAGCAAGCAATTCTCTCAGTTCAGTTACTACTATGTTTTCATCTAGCGCACCGAATCTAATTCCTTCTTCTATGTTAGCTAATAATTTTTCTTCAGCGGACCCAGCTAATTTTCCAGAATTATAAATATCATCTACTTGCATTTTAACTGCATTGGTTACTGAAGACCTGCCTCCAATCAATCCTCTTAGTAATGCAAAGTCTGCTGCAGTTACAAAGTTTCTTGAACCTGTTGCAGGTGAACCAACTGTTTTACCCCATTGAACTCCTGCTTTAAACTGAAGGAAAGTAGTATACAATGGAATTTCTGTTAAAGCATCAAGTGGTCCTCTGTTAGTTGTTAATACTTTAGCTGTTTCAGCATCAGTATATAATTTACTTAACTCAGTTCTTAAACCAGACAACCCATCAATTCTTCCTATTTGAACTACTTCCATTGAGCCTGTAGCAGCCCGTGCTTCAGCTGCAGTTCTAAATACCCGTCCTTGTTGTAACATTACTCTTGCAAGGGAGTCATACATTTGTTTATTAGCAACAGCACCCATCATGCTTGTTGTGGTAAACAAGATATTATTTTTAAGACCTTCCATACCTTTAACTTCTCCTCGACCCAATACTTTATTAATAACTGCTGGTAGTTCTTCACCTTCTTTTAAAAAACCTTCTAGGTTTAATCTTTCTCCAACCTTTCTAAGTATTTCAAATGGGTTTTTATTATCTACTTTACCCATGTTTAAAATTTGTCTTATCATTAGATTAGAATAATCTTTAATAGCTTGTGATCTAGGAACACCTTTACCAGCAGCTTTCACCGCTTCATCAATTAAATTTCTATCACTTCTAATAAGATTCTCTGCAAACTTAGCGGCTTTAATAAAAATAGGATCTGAAGAAGGCATCGCTCTTCCTGGATTATTTAAAAATGCAAAAGATTTTTTAACATAACTTTTTGTTCCACCATTTAATGCATGAGCAAAACTTTCGTCTTTAGGCACATATTTATTATATATTTTATTTATTTTAACAATGTCTTCTTTTAAAAGTTTGACGGTATTTTGCATTACTTCAGGAAGAGTACTTAGTTTTCTTTTACCATCTAATACTTCTAAAATGTCATCGGCAATTTTATTCATTAAAGAAGGAGAAGTATTCTTAAGGTTATATAGGCCCTCAGATTGTTTAGCTAAATCATATGATTTTAGTTCGATACTTTTTAATAAATCTTGAATTCTTTTTCCTGAAGCTCTAATCTCTCTACTCGCAGAACCTTTAAGAAAGGCTGCTTCTGCCATATTTTTACCAGCTGATCTAATCCAGGATATTGCATTGTCTATTTTTTTTAAACCTGATTTTACTGGATCAATATTATCAACAGTAAATCTTTGCCATTCTTTATAAGGAGGAAGTTGTTGAGTCCATTGTTTAGTTCTACCTAGACCTGTTAAAGCAAGTCGTGTTCCAAATTGATTAAAGACTACATCCGCATTGGCTCTAAAGCCTTTAATGATAGCTGGAAGTACTAAAGGATCCTTTGCCATGGTCCATGTTGCTGCTTTCACGAAAGGATTAACAACTCGTCCAAGTACGTCATAAGTTACACCGACACCATAACCTAAAGTTCTAACTGCTCCACCAAATATTGGTCCTATTAATGGAAAACCAGCTCCTATTATTAATCCTTCTTTTCCATATTTAATTTTGTTTGCTAACCTAGCTGCTGCTAATTCTTTTCCTGTTTTTCCTTCTTCTTTAGTTCGTTCAAAAAAGATAGGGTCTAATTTTCTTTCACCACCTGATATTAAAAAGTCTGTTGCTCCTAATGACAAAGCACTAGTTCCCATTCTTTGAGCAAGACTTGCGCCTGATTGAATAAATCTATGCTTGTTTGCAAGTTTGGCATTTTGCATAAACAAGGTTCTGCCTTTGAACCACTTGATAGCTTTTGGTACGTTTCCTATTATTTTATCTACTATCTTCAGTGGTACCATAAACTGCGCACCTAGTTGAGTAATTTCCCCAGCTAAAGTTTCTGGTTCACCTGAATAATCTAAAAACTTTCTAGTTAAACCATCCAACCTTTCTGTAAAATTAGTATCAAATTTGTAATCTGCACCAATAGTTAATATTTCTGCTAATGATTTAACACCTAATGGAAGACCGGTAACTGCACCCGTTTGAATGTCCCCTAAAACATCGATTTCTTTCTTTGTATCTCTTCGTATTAAATTTCTGGGATTTAATTTTTCAAAAAGTCCTAGTTTAGGATCTACTTTACTTTCAAATTCTAGTTTTTCAAATTCTGTAACATCATCTAATCTACCTTCTTTAATTTTTTTATTATATTTTGCTTTTCTTATCCATGCATGAGTTCCTAAAATAGGATCCATAAGCAATATGGACATTGGATTGAAAACTTTTTTCTTTGCTTTATGTTTGGGTTCTTTAATATTATTTCGACTTACTTGAAATCTAATTTGATCAACGACATCTTTATCGTCAAACTTATTAGGTAGCGAATCGTAATACGAGTATGGTCTTTCGCCCATTACGCCCCCGCTTGTTTAGGCAAGAATAGTTGAACGTTATATTTAGTGTTGAATTCGTTTACATCCGCTTGAGTTTGAATTTCTGCAAAGTCAGCGAACGCTTCGTAACTTTCAGAAAGTAATAAAACTATCTCATTACTAATTTCCTGGGGTAATCTTTCTCTTAATTGTTCATAAGAAATATTGATTTGATTTGTTTCCTGGTCCGTGGGCCCTGCTGCTTGGTTCATAGGCATTGAAGCTTGCATTGGTTGTGCTTGTGCTTGCATTGGTTGTCCAGGCATCACGGCTCCTGCGTTTTGATAACCAACTCTACCACCTGTTGCTTTCTTTTCTTCCTCAAGAAAGTCAGCAAGTTGTCTTAAATATCTGTTAGTTAGTTCTATAACTTTTTCCGAATAACCTTTATCACCTCTTGTCCAAGGTAGCTCTGTGTCTGGATTAATTGTAGCGTCAAGTTCTTGTCTAGCAAGATCAGAAGCTTCTTCAAACGCAGCAGTATTTCTTAAAATTGCCATTTTATCAGAAACATCATAGCCTTCGTAAACTTTATATTTGTCTGCTTCTTTTTGTGCTTGAAGTCGTGCACGTTCTTCAGGAGGCGCTGCTGCAATTTTTGCGTTCCAGTATTTGTCAAGTTCCTCTACAAGCCATTGCTGTTTACCTTTAGCTTCTATCTCTCCTAAATGTTTTTGAAGTTTACGATCTGCTTCGTCTCTTACTTGTTCATAAGTTAGTTTTTTCTCTTTAAAACCCATTTCCCCTTCATGTAATCTCTCTGTAAGATCAATTTCCTCTCTTTTCAAGCCCATCTCTTTTTCAAATCGTTTTTGTTCTATGTCTCTTCCTTCTTGTTCCCAAGCTCTTTTCCAGTCTCTTTCTTCTCCAGCTGCTTTTTGAGCTTGGAATCTGGCAAAAGGTTCTTTAGCTGCTGCTGCAGCTGTTGAAAAAATGCTTCCTGATGGTGGTCTTGATGCAAGATCTAAACCAAAGTCGATTAAAAAATCACGTAGACCAGTTCTAGTTCTAGGAATAGGTTGTGCTCTTTGATCAGATGCATTATTTGTTCCTTGATATCCCTGCCTTGGCGCCAGCCCTGAAGTTAATCCTTCAGCGGTACCGCCTATTCTAAACATTGGTCTTCTTAAAGTTCTGTTCATGGTTATATCGCAGGGTATGGATGAGTTGGATTAGCATTTCCCCAACCTGGTAGTTGGTTAAGAATATTTCCAGCAGTATTAGCACCTTGATTACCATAATTATATGTTACATCCCCTATGGCAGGATTCATTAGTCCACCCATTACAGATGTCCATCCAAGAGCTGTTTGTAATGCCGTTGGATCAGGCATAATTGTTGATGTAGTTCCACCCATCATTGGAGCTAGTCCTTGTATTCCTTGACCGTAAGTGCCAAGTCTTTGATAAGGTTCAAACGCTGCCATTTTATTTGCCTGAGCTTGCGCATCAAGAACTCTTTGTGTTTGTTGTTGTTGCATTCCACCTACTCCAGATAACATTCCAATGTCTCCCATTCCTAACTGTGGAGCAAGTTGCGCCATTCCTCGTTGATATTGTCCTAGTCCCATTTGTCCTTGAGCTAGACCTGCTTGTGCTCCACCAAGACCTAGTAAATTTGAATAATCTTGTTGTCTTGCTTGTTGTGCTTGACCAAAGCCTTGTTGTTGCATTTGAGCTTGTAGTAGCGCACGGTTTCTATCAGATTGAGTTTGGTACTCCGCCAGTTGTACGCCCTCTCGTCCACCTCCATAGCCACCTAGTTCGACGGCTCTGTCTGAAATTCCTTGTTGTCTCATCGCAGCTTGTCTGTCAAATTCTGCTAATGATGTATCAATAACTTGTTGTTGGTAAGGAGACATATAAGAAGAAATTGATCCTGCTCCTGTTCCTGCTCCCGGTCCCGTTAATCCTGCAGCACCTGTTATGTATGGTGAAACACCACCCATAGTTGTTCCAGCTTGTGTGCCATAAGCTGCTGCTTGACTTAAATAAGGTGCATAAGATCCAACACCTTGACCAGCTAGTGTCGCTGCTTGTGTTTGTAATGGATCCTGTGCCGCAACTGTTGGTGCAAACTGAGAAGTATCTAGTGGTACAGATGTTAAGCCAGTAAGCTGTGTTGCGTAATCTTGACCTAGTTGTCCTACTAGTTGTGAGGGTTGTGTTAATTGTTGTTGTAGTGCCATTAGTTTTTACCTGCTCTTCTCCATGATTTAGGATATTGTGATCGTGACATCTTTACCTTCGTCTCTGGAGATAAAGGCTTTATATATTTTTCTTGAAATGCTTTAGATTTTCCTTCTTGTATTCTAGCTTCTTTAGTTTTTGATAGTCTTTGTCTTGTACGATGAGCTCTTTTGAGATCAGCATATTCTTTTCGTATTGGAGTTCCTCTTGTTATCTTTAACCCTTGTTCTTGTTTAATAGCTTCTTTATGTTCAGCTCCTCTTGGAGCTTTTCTAACTCCTGGACGAGATGTTCCTCGTACCCATGGTAAATTTCCTACTGGTCCTGCTCTACTAAAACCTACACGTCCACCTTTTAAAAGAGGACTTCTACCTTTTATTGAAATATCACCCATTACATTACTCCTTCTAATCGTTGTGCTGTAGCGAACATGTTTCTCGCTCCTTCAAGTCCTTGAGACTCTTCAGATACTTGTCCACCTCGTTCTAAATTATTCATAACATTTTCCATAACTTCTGCGCCAGCGTCAATGTCTCCTCCGCCAGCAGCTCTTACAGCATCTGCTGTAAATACAAATTCGTTTTTACTTAATCTTGCTGGAACGTCATCTGCTCGTTCCTCTCCTCCTATTGGCACAAATCCACCTTCTTGTCTATAATCTTTTTCCATACCACCAAGGTCCATAAGCCCACCTTCTTGAGCTCCGATTCTTCCGCCTTGAGCTTTACCTGTTCTTTCTTGTTCTTTAATCATTGCTACAAAGTCTTCAATGTCCATAGGTGTATTACCATCCTTTATCATGTCTTGAGCATATTTTGAGTACAAATTAGCGTAATAATTCGCACCACCAGCATACCCAATTCTTCCGCCTTGAGCTGCGAATGCTGTAGATCTGTAAGTAGGTTCTTGCCAAGGGCTAAATACATCACTTGGTCTATCTATTCCATAATATTTTGGAATTTCAAAATCATCGACAGGTGGAAGTGATGCCATTCTTTCTTCTGGCCCTTTTCCTATTGTAGGAGTAGTTTGACGTGCTGCTTCAGGTAAATAAATATCACTAAACCAATTACTAAAATTTTCTTTGCCTCCTCTAGATTTATAATTACTAAAAGACATAATAACATCTTGTTGTACTGTATCTCCAGTAGCATAGCCGGTTCTTCTTCTCATCATTTCTTGTAATTTTCTTCTTCTTAATCTGTCATAATAACCTTCGTAATCTGTAACATCTTCTATATCAGGATTTGCAATTCTAAATTCTCTCATGTCTTCTATCTCTTTCACAACTGCAGGATTACCCAGTGGTCCTGGTTCATGTGTATTAATCCAATCTGGTCCACCACCACGTTGAAAGCCAGTTCTTCCGCCTTGAGCATAAGCTGTTGTTGCTGATGCTGGTGGAAGGAAATGTAAATCTGGATCTGATCCTGTTAATGCTCTACCACGAATGTCTCCAATATTAATGCCTGATGTATCTTGTGGAAGTTGAGATTGAGGCATTGCTTTTTGAATAGCTCCTGCTGTTAAACCTATTGCAAGAGGAGTTTTCCAGTTGATGTCTCTACCACCAATTTCGCTTGGTCCAAGAAGTGTACCATATAAATCACCAAAACCTTTTTCACCTCCAGGAATAATAGTTTGACCTAACGTTTTTAAAAAATCACCAGCACCGCCTCCATAAATATCAGCATAACCTTTTTCACCTCCAGGAATAATAGTTTGACCTACTTTTTTTGCAACATCTCCAATACCGCCTAAAGAGCCATAAATATCAGCATAACCTTTTTCACCTCCAGGAATAATAGTTTGACCTACTTTTTTTGCGAAATCTCCAATTGTTGAAAGGATACCATCACCTCCTCCTCCAGAAGTTCCTAATTGATTTGTTGCGCCTTGAAATAATTTACCACCACCATAAGTCAATGCTGCTTGTGTAAGAGCATCACCGACATCTCCGCTTTGATCATATTTTCCAATACCTCTCATTGCCGCTGCTGTTCCCTGTTGACCAGGAATCATAGCAACAAATGGTGCAGCTTTAACTGCAAGATCTGCTAGTTCATTTGGAATAATTTTTCGAGCTCCTTCTCCAATTTTTGCAATAGGATCTTTAATTTCGTTTGGAATTAAATCAGCAACTTTCTCTTTTACATCATCCCACCATCCATATTTCATTATACCAGGTTCAACTATACCTCCTGGTTTACCTATGAGTTTTCTTCCTGGTCCAAGATTACGTTCTATTTGATTTCTCATACTAGCAACACCACCATTAGCCATTCTTTGTTTTCTAGATTGTGTGTATGTAGGATGTGCTCTTCCGCCGTAAGCATGAACAGAAAGAAATGGAGATGAAGAACTTAAAGGTCTAGGTTTTTTTGTTCCAAGTATCATTTCCCATTCTTCCTGACTTATTCCTGGTGGTCTAACTAATTGTCCATCTTGATAACCAGCTCTTCCGCCTTCTGCCATTCTTGATTCTGCCATAACTTGTTCTACAAATTCTCTAAATGATATTGGTTGAATCCCTTGTTCTTCCATTTCAAAAACGTATTTTTGATATTCTTCTACTAACATAGGATCAGCAGAAGCCATTAATTGTTGGTCTGGAGATCTAGGACCTTCGTCACCTGTATATTTAATATCTGGTGCACCTGTTTGTAATGATGATATTCCTGTTCTATCTATAGCCATAATTTTGTGTTAATTGTTAAAGGCAGGAATTTCACCTGGGTTTATAATATTACTTGTTTTTCACAAGTAAATCAAGTCTAGGATGTAACTACTCTAGGCTTAATTTCGAGCGCAGACAATACGACATGTAATCTATTTGCCGCTGCTGCGGTTACTTTTAATACTTCGCTCTCTTGTAATACAAGAGGTGCTGATAATAATTCTGATGTGGCATTAGCTGATATAGCTTTAGTCTTAAAAAGGCTAAAAACAGCGTCATCTGTGTCTGTAATAGTTGCCGTTATAGTATCCGCGTTTCCTGAATCTTCAGACACGAGTATAGATTTAATAACAGCGGTCGTTGCCGATGGTACTGTGTACAAAGTCGTAGCTGACGTACTCGTTAAATCTACTTTTTTGTTTACGAACGTATTAGCCACTATGCCATAAAGAAGCTTTCCGCTTCTGCCTCGTCTTTTAAATCCTGTTGAAAGGATGTGTTTAATTTTTGTATAACACTATCAACATCTCTAACAAATGATTGTTGTATTCGTTGATCATATTTCTCTAGTGGTTGTGTTAATGATTGTACGATTCTAGCCACTGAATCCTCCGTTTCTATAAAGATTTATAAGTCCGCCGTTGGCCGTTATTTGCCTAATATCTTTAAATTTGTCTCCTTTAAAAATTTGCTCCCATTCAGAGTCTCGAATAGAATCAAAAGTTCCTGCTGGAACCATTCCTTTTATCTCTTCAGCACTTCCTCCTACATTTCCAACTTGTCCTAGGGCTTTTAATGTATTGTACTGAGGTCTCGTGACTTCTGCTCTATGTCCTTTAATATCGCTGAACTCATCCCCCGTAATAAGTTTATTTAAATCTACGTCACCCATAGCAATTTTTTGTGCGGTTGTTAATCCTTGTGAAGCAATACGTTCACTAGGATCCGTTGGAACTCTATCAGCCTGAAGCCCTAATTTATTAAAAGCAGTCATGTCCACAGGTTTCCTAGAAAATTTGTTCATAGCCCATCCCATTGGATCAATTCCAAACATAGATGCAATACCTAACAAAGGATTAAGAGCACCTAGTCCTAATTTTTTCATTGCATAGTTTTTTGCAAAATTAAGAGCTATTCTTTTAGGATCAAGCATTCCTCCTTCTGTTGGTACAAAACTTTTCTTAAGTCCACCTAAAAGGCTTCTCTCTAAACCTGTTTTTGGTATTAAATTTCTAAGACTACTTATACCTCTACTAAGTAAATTTGTTTTTATGCTTCGTGGATCTGTTTTTGTTAACAATCCCTTTTCCATTGCATCTTGTATTTCTTTAGAACTATATCCTCGTTTAGATAAATCTTCTACCTTGTCCCAGTCCTGCGATCTTTCCCAATCTTCTATTGTTTCTTTTTCTGTTCTTAGATCAGGTTTAACAGTTTCATAACCTTCACCAAACTTGTTTAGATCTAATTGTGTTGTATCATCTGGAATATAATCCATTTTTTCTAATGCCTGATCTCTGATCAGTTTTGTTATTTCAGCTTTCTTTTTATCGAATTTTGGTCCTCCATGTAGAGATGGTCCAATAGATTTAATTTCTTTTTTAGGTTCAAACGTTACATCCCCAGGTACAGTCTCTGTTACTGGATCTGGATCTTTGTAAATTTGTTTTGGTCGATCTATTATTCCTTGAATAGGACCTGCAATAGTTGCAGCAGCTTGTTGTGCAGCAGCTTGTTGTGCAGCAGCTTGTTGTGCAGCAGCTCTTCGTTCAGCTTCTCGTGCAGCTCTTTGTGCAGCTTGACGATCTCCGCCTCCGCCGCCTCCGCCGCTTGAAGGTGCGCCTGAATGTGATACACCTGGACTCCAACCTTGATAACCAGGTCTTCCTGGTCCAGGTCTTACGAGTTGTCCTCTAGAATAATATTGTCTAATACTTTTATCTATACTCATTATCTTCTTCCATCCGGTTGTATATCTAATCTAAAAGTTCCAAGTTTCCAGTGTTGTCCTGTACTTGTATTGTCAACCTTTAAAGATATAGCTCTTGCTCTTGCACGTGTATCTATCTTATCTGTAGTTGTTGAAGATGTAAAGGGTCCAAGTGAAGAACTTGCCTGTGAATCTGTTGGATAATTTTTTAAATTTAATGTAACTCTTGCATCTCCAGTTTGTTGTAAAAAGTCTGGTAGCACTCTTCTAATTTTCATTATATATTCACCATCTCCTCTTAAATCTGCTCCACCGCCTTGTACCGCTGATATATCAAAATCACCAGATTCTATACTTGCAGCAATTGCTGAAGAGGATCCTGCTTTAATTTGATTTACTCCTGTTTCATGTTCATAGTAAGTTGTGACACCATCAGTATTTCCAACAGTTGAATCACTGGTTGCATCCGAATCATATTCAGTTCCGTGTGGTTTACCAAATATAGAAGAGTCCGCCCAAGTAGATCTTGCTAGCGTGCTTGTAGTCCATACAGGTCGCTCTGGTGTTGAATCCATATAATTGTAAGTTACCGATCTGTTATTAGATGCAGCTCCACTTCCTGGATAGAACCAGGTTACTTCGCCGAACAGATTATTTAATCCTGCATAAATATGTTGTCTAGGAACTGTATTAATATCATCATAAACATAGTCTTCAACAAGACAAGCTAATGATTCTAGTCTACCTGTATATCTAAAGAAACCATTCTCTGACATCCAGTAAGCAGAACCGTCAACTTCAACAGCTGCATTCTTACCAATCAATCCACAGTTCGTTCCAACTTGTTGAAATGAAAATACGAAAGGTGCACCAACAAATCTCATAATAAATAAAGATGTATCAGTCCAAACGTAAATAGCATCCCGACCTCTAATCGCTGCCACGATCCGTGTTCCGTCGGCCAGTCTTTGTGTACCAGCAGTATTGGTTGCTGAAGGCGCGTACGAAGTTGAAGCATTAATTGATTCTTGATCTGACCAACGTATGTACATATCGTCTTGAGTTGATGTTGTACCAATAGTTGTTTCAGTACCAAAGAAAACTAAGTGTCTATCGGGAGTTGATACTAATGTCTGTATCGCTGCAGTTGGAGCATTGGCAACAATCGTTGCTCTAGTTGAAGTTGCTCCAGTTGCATCTGAATCCCATTCAAAAGTTGCACCATCAAATATAGTTGCAATAAGTTTATTTCCAAAATTGTCCAAAGACCATAGACCAGGAGCCGTGACTACGTCTCCAGTTTGCGAAGCACCCCATTTAGTATAATCAGATGCATCGGTAACCGTTGCTCCATCAGAGTGAGATGCTGCGGTTGTATTATCTGATCCTCGAGTTAGTCCTGATAAAGTTCCTGTTCCAGTAGTATTTGTTGTATAAGCAATACGCTCACTGTCTATTAAGACAGTTCCTGAAGCA